ATACCATTACTTAAAATTCTATAAAAAATGTAAAAAGATTTTAGATGATGGTAAGGTATCTGATAAAGAAATAGATGATTTAGAAATGCATGAGGCTAGAAGAAAAACTTTAGCATTTACATTTGGTAGATTTAATCCACCAACAATAGGTCACGAAAAACTTATTAATAAAGTTGCAAGTATTCGTGCTGATGATTACAGAATTTATTTAAGTAGAAGTGAAGACCCTAAAAAGAATCCACTATCTGCTAGAGATAAACTATCTATAATGAAACAAATGTTTCCTAGACATGCTAGAAAGATTGTTATTAATACAACAAATATGATATTAGATATTTGTACTGAACTTCACAATCAAGGTATTACTGAAATCTTTATGGTAGTAGGTAGTGATAGAGTTAGAGAGTTTGAAACAATAATAAACAAATACAACAATGTAAAATCAAGACATGGTTTTTATAACTTTGATAATATAAATGTTGTATCTGCTGGCGAGAGAGATCCAGACGCAGAGGGAGCTACAGGCATGAGTGCAAGTAAGATGAGAGCTGCAGCTGCTAAGGGTGACCTTGCTAATTTTAAGAAAGGATTGCCGTCAGGTGTTGACGCAGATAAACTTATGAAACAAGTTAGAAAAGGCATGAACTTAGCCGCTAACTATATGTACCTTAAAAATTTAAAACCAGTTGCAAGTTTAGAAGAGTTTGAACAACAACAAATCAGAGACCTTTATATTAGAGAACAAATCTTTAATATTGGTGACAAAGTAGATTATGTAAAAGAAGATTTTGTAGGCACAGTTGTTAGAAAAGGTACAAATTATATCGTACTAGAAGATAGTAAAAATAATTTACACAAAGCGTGGATATGGGATTGTATTCCTATTGCCACAACAGATAGAGAGGCAGAGATGAGAGAACACAACTTAAATGTTGATTATGGTTTTGAAGCTGTGTCAGAGATAGAAGAAGATTTAGACGCTCAGCCACAAGATAGAGATGTGAAGAAGAAAAAAGGAACACAACCTAAGAAGTATTACAAACAGTTATCTAAAGATGTTAAAAATAAGAGAGCTGATTACTTTAAAAATAAAGATACTACAAAGAATGATAATAAACCAGCGCCAGGTGATAAAGGTGCTAAGACTAAACCAAGTATTCATACTAAGAAATACAAACAAATGTACGGTGAAGTCTATGAGATTGGTACACCAGAGTACACAAAACATACAATTGATATGACACCAGGTCAGGAAAACCCTATCAAAAAAGTAAAAGGTTTCTTAGACAGAGAAAGAGAAAAGCCTACTGAAAAAGATGTAAAAGAATGGGCAAGTACAGAGTCTACAATGAATAAATATAGGGAACGATACAAAGAAGAATGGAAGGCAAAACTGTCAGAGGTTGTTGCCAAAATGATAGAGAAACTATAATGAAAACTTTTAAAGAGTACGAAAACATTGATAAATCATGCGAAGAATGTATCTTTGAACATGAACAAGAAGGCATTTACGAAGCTGAGTATCAAGGTAAGACAGTAAAATTAAACGACCCTATTAGAGGTGGTTCTAAAAAGTTTTATGTTTATGTAAAAAATGATAAAGGTAATGTTGTCAAAGTATCGTTTGGCGACACAACAGGTTTAAGTATTAAAAGAGACGACCCAGCTAGAAGAAAAAGCTTCAGAGCTAGGCACAACTGTGATAATCCAGGACCGAAGTGGAAAGCAAGGTACTGGTCGTGTTATCAATGGAGAGCAGGAGCAAAGGTAAATAACTAATGACAAGATACAGAAAAACAATGGCACAAGCCATGAACGAGGGTGCTATTCAAATGCAGATAGCAACTTTGAAAAAGGCTTATGAGCCAATGAGAAATAAAAGAATCTCTTTAGATAATGCAAACAAATTAAGTCAGATTTTTAATAGATTTGATTCAAATAAAGAGATGTTAAAACAGTTATATAAAGCTGATATTCCTTTTGTATCTGCTATGGCTACTTCAAGACTTATTAGTAAACATAACATGAAGGCTCAAGAACTAATGCAAATTAGAAAAGAGGGCATTGAAACTTCCACAGATGAATTAAAACAAATTAACGAACACTTTTTAAGTGAAGGTGTTGGTCACATTTCAGGTTTCAGAAACGACAAAGAAAAAGCAAACATGATTTCTTTGGCTAAACAACATGGTTTAAAAATTGATGATAGTGGTTCTAAACTAAAACTATCTGGTAACATGAGAAAAATTTTAGACATGCAATTAGCCGCACAAAAAAATGGTCTAAAGGCTGAAGAAGTTAGATTATCTTTAGATGAAGGCAAAATGTCACAGATTGACCAAATGCAAAAAGATGGTAAGTCAGCGGCTGAGATTGCTAAGTTAATGAAGTTAGATGTTAAAACTGTTAAGAGTATTTTAGGTGAAGAAGAAAAACTACATGAATTTAAGAAAATGACCGTTACTATAGCTGACCCTATGAAAAGAAATAAAGCAATGCAAGACATTGAAAAACAAGGTTTTAAAATTCAAAGATTAGGAAGTAGAGGTTTTAAAGTAGATGGCAATGGTGCAGACCTTAACAAGTATGCTATAGACCTTAAAAATTTTTATAAGGCTGATATTAGAGCAGAGAGTTATACAATTGATGAAAGCGCTGATGAAGACTTTTACAATCCAGTTACAGAGGCTTGTTGGACAGGTTACAAACAAGTAGGCATGAAAGACAAGGGTGGTAAACAAGTACCAAATTGTGTACCTGAATCTGTTAATGAACAAGAAGAAGATACGGCAAAATTAAAAAATCAATTAGACCAAAAAGATAATGAGATTGCTCAACTAAAACAAAAAGCAGAAACAGATAAGGCAAAAAATTTACAACAAAAAGCACAAGCAAATGTTAATCCTGAAACTGGTGAACCACTATTACAAGTTGGTATTGCATACAAACATCTAAAAGATAAGATGGAAAAAGAAGCTGAAAAGGCAAAACAAAAAGAAAATTCTCAAAAGATTAAAGACCTTGCAAGTGGTAAAAAAGGTTTAGAAGAATCAGCTGCTAGTGATAAAGCAAAAGCATTAGGTTTAGATTACATGAAGTTTGGAAGATATGGTAAAGACGGTAAAGTAACTCACAAAACTTCAGGCGACAATCTAGTTAAAGTCGGTAAAGATGATGAACCAACAGATGACAAACCTGCCAAAAAACCTGACGCACCTAAAAAAGATACAGGCGGAGATAAAGAAGTAGATACAAAAATTAAATCTAAAAACTTTTTAAGAGACCTTGATAAAGGCAAAATAGAAACAAAAGACGGAGATACTGTTGAATTAGACTTTGATGATGAAGGTTCATTTGAAATTGCTGCTGAAAAAGCAAGAGAAATGGGACTTGATGACCTTGCAGATGATATTGATGATGTGGGTGGTTATGTTATGGAAATGGAACCAGACAAAGCTCAGGCTGCCATGCAAGATTTAACAGCAAAGTATTCTGGTAAACCTGTTAAGGCACTTGAACTTTCTAAAAAGGCAGACGAAGCAATTAGCATGATGTCTGACCAAACTTATGCCTATGACCCTGCTCCTTTTGCTAGTGACTTAATGAGTACAATGTCTATTGTTAAAAAAATGGTTGATTCAGATGAAACAGAGGGTAATCCTGGTTCAGGTATGTCAAACTCCTCAAAAGGTTTTAGACCTGAAGTTATAGACACTTTACAACAACTTGATATGGTTTCGGACCACGCTGCTCAATTAGAAGATGAGTATGATGGTGATGATGAAAAAGTTACAGAAATTTTAGGTGATTTACAAGGGGAAATAAATTTTATAACTGATGAAAATGCTGACCACGATAATTATACCAAACCTTATATGGTAAATAGCGTTGTTAATACTATAATAGATATGTCAAAAGAATTACAAAAAAGATTAAGTAAAGAAAAAGAAAAAACACCATCAAAAGTAAAAGTACCTAGCGCAAAAGAAATGAAAAAAGATTTAGAAGGTATGGTAACTGACGGTATGATTGATGTTGAATTTGACGGTTCTGAAATTGATATGGCAAAAGAATATGAAGCTTCACAAGATTATGATGCTGAAAAAGATGCCAAAGCAATTAGAAAATATTTTAAGAAAAAAGGTGTTTCATTGAAAAAAGATGATATAGAGATTGAAAAATTTGATGATTATATATCTTTGACGGTAAATAAAAAAATTAATGAAACATTTACTCAAAAAATATTAGAGCAAATGAAAAAACCAAAAAAGGTTGATATATCACCAGAACATGACGCAGTTGAGAAAAAAGAAAGTGCAGACTATTTAAAATCTAAAATGTCTTCTTCTCAATTAGCAAATATTAAAAATGTATGGAAACATAAGACTAAAAAAGATGTTACACCTGCTGTAAAGAAAATGATTAAAGATATGGATGTACCAACTCAATTAGCAATTAAACATGCTGGCATTAATTTACTATCAGACTTGGTTGAGATGGCAAAAGATGACGCATATGCAATTGGTATGTCACAAGCAAAAAAGAAATACAATGATGAACCACCTTTAGATAAAAAAACTATTACTAAAGGCCATGAAATTGCAAAGTCTATTCTTAAAAAAGAAGAAACAATTGTAGAGTTTACTTCACAACAAATTAAACAAGCATATGGTATTGCAAATGACCCTAGATACAAACAAGGTAATTATTCAGGTGCAGTTGCAGCTATTGAAAAACTTGCAAAAGGTTTATCAAAACATCCAGATGTACAAAAAGTTTTAAAAAGAACAAATGAAAATGCTGAACATCCAGCAAAAGAAGTTTTTGAACAGATTAAGGGTCTTAAAAATAAGGCAGAGAAATCTGGAATGCCTTACAGCATTTTAAAGAAAGTATATGATAGAGGCATGGCTGCATGGAGAGGTGGACACCGACCAGGTGCTTCACAGCAACAATGGGCTTTTGCTAGAGTAAATTCATTTATAACAAAATCCTCTGGAACATGGGGTGGTGCAGATAAAGATTTAGCTGCTAAAGTAAAAGGAAAATAAAATGTCAAACTATTTAAATCACAAACCAGGTAGTATTGAAGAACTTGTAGCTAAACAAGGTAGTTACAGAGAAGATTCAGGCTATCAAGCAATGTTTAAAAAAGAACTAGATAAAGCCGGCAAAGGTATCGGTTCAATGTCACCTGCTGAAAAGAAAGCATTTTTTAACAAGATAGATAAAAAATATAGTGCTAAAGATGAGGGTATGGAAACTATGGTTCCTAACAAAAAAGATGACTCTAAAGACATGAAAAGAAAACAGACTACCATGACAGGTGAAAAAGCGACTAAAGTTGAGATGGAACCTAAAGTAGAATACGACAAATAATTATAGCTGCGACAAAATAACTGTTGCCTTTTGTATATACATCTGGTATAGTAGTATTATGAAAGGACAAAAACACTATGAACAACTTACCTAAAATATATTGTGATATGGACGGTGTGCTTTGTGACTTTAAAAAGTATGCTGAACAAACAGTAGGTGTTCCAATCAATCAATGGATGAAACTGTCTAAAGTAGATAAGTGGAAACCAATTGTTGACAAAGGTGATTTTTGGTCTACAATGCCTTGGATGCCAGGCGGTAAAGAACTTTGGAACTTTATCAAGAAGTATAATCCTGATATTCTTTCTGCTCATGTAGAAGAAGTTAGAGACCCGACTTGTATTCCAGGTAAAACATTATGGGCTAAGAAAAACTTAGGTATACCTAACAATCGTATCAACTTAGTCAGACGATTTCAAAAAAAAGACTATGCTCAAACAGGATATAAAAGTCCTGCCATTCTTATTGATGATTACGAAAAGAATACAAAAGAGTTTACCGCTAGAGGTGGCATAGGTATTCATCATACATCAACTTCCAATACACTCAGACAGCTTAAAAAACTAGGCTACTAATCTCTCCTATTATAAATAGTGGTACATAATTCGTAAGTGAGTACCATTAACAATTTAATAGGGAGAGAATAATATGTCAAGTTGGACTAATGTAGATGAGGCTGCTGGAGCACCTTTATGGGCTGTAGAAGCTATCAGAAAAGAAAAGTCGGATGCGAATAGAACTGATTTATTCAATGACGCAAGCGCTGACAACTTTATTACTGGAGTTACAATAGGTCTTTTTAACTTTAAAGACTCTGAAACTCAATCAGGTGCAGTTGCTCATGTAGGTTGGAACCTAAAAACAACTGGTTCTGGCGGTAGAGCGTCAAGAGTACAATATGAGTGTTTAGTTGCATTAACTAATTCACAAGACGCATAATAAAAACTAACATACGAGAGGGCTTCGGTCCTCTCGTATAAATATATTAACAAAGTGATTGTGTCAACTGGCACAAGTAGCATTCCCCGATAAGGGGTTAACAGGAGATAAAAATGGCAGATAAAAAAATCACACAATTGACCGACCTTGGTGACGGTCTAGCAAGTGTTGACTTGTTTCATGTAGTAGATGACCCAAGTGGAACACCAATCAATAAAAAAATCACAGCTGAAGATGTATTTAATAACATTCCAACATGGGTTGGTTTAAATTCATCATCACAATCAATCACAGGTGACGGTTCTACTTCAACAGCAATTGATATAGTTACACCTGTAACTGAGGTAGACGCTACTTCAGCAGCTGCGCCTTGTACACTAGCTGATGGTGCAAACGGACAGATTAAAACTATTTTGAATATATCATCAAGTGGTACAAATCAAGTAACAATTACACCTACAAATTTAAGAGCAGGTAGCGGAACTGCTATTGTTCTTAATAAACCAGGTGAATCAATTACTTTGATTTTCAAAAACTCAAATTGGTATGTAGTAGCTGGATACGATTATTCAGTAGTATAATTTTAAGGAGATATTATGGCATTATCATTAGAAGACTTATCTGAAGAAAAAGCATTATTAGAAAAAGATTTTTCTGAAGTGACAGGTAGTATAAAAAAATTAACAGATGATTTAAACCAATTAAAAGCAAATCAACATGCTTTAAATGGTGCAATTCAACAAGTTAATAGATTAATTAGCAGACTTAATCAGCCTGCTGTAAAAGAAAAAAAGAAATGAAAACTCTAAAACAATATATTAAAGATAAAGATTTAGAGGACTTTGAAGAAGACTTAATGGCTGAAAGTCCACCTGATACTGCTGACGCAATGAAGCGTTATAAAGCAGGTAAGGCTGGATTTACAGACAAGGCTCATTTAAAAGCAAAAGGTCTGATACCTAGAAGTGATGGCGAAAAGCGAAAATCAGACAAGTATAAGTAGGAGAAGAAATGAAAACTTTTAAACAACATGTAAAAGAAGGCTACAAACAAGGTAAGTATGGTGCCGGAAATGTTGGTACACCAGAAGTTAACTCTGTAGAAGATGG